CATAAAGAATTAGATGCAGTGATTACCTGTACTGGAGATGCTATCAGGTTTCTAGTTAGTAATTTTCCAGGATTAGAGGCACACATGGCAGATCGCCACTATCAAGTGCTAGTTGACGATTATGAAATAGGAGAAGAAGATATTCATAATCCAATAGGACAGTCAGACATCAGCATTGTTCCTATTATTACTGGTGCTGGTGGTGCTGGAAAAACTCTATTAGGTGCTGCTTTAATTGGAGGTGCCTTTTTGTTTACACCATTATCTTTAGGATCTTTTTTTAGTCCTATTGTCGCACCAGGATCCTTTGCTGCTGCTTCGGGTTTAACAAAAGCGGTTGTAGGTATAGGAGGAGCATTAGTTTTAAGCGGTGTTCAAGATATGCTGTTTCCTTTACCCAAGCCAAAAGACTTTAGTAACGAGCAAGATCCTAGAATATCATTTAGCTTTTCTGGAGTGCAAAATACATCAAGAGCAGGAACTAGCCATCCAATTGTTTATGGAGAGATTATTACTGGATCGGTTGTGATCTCAGCAGGAATCGACACTAATCAGGTATCAGCATGACGGATAAAATTATTAGAGGAGCAGGTGGTCCTCCCCCAACACCACCTTCTCCCACCAGAGCACCAGATACACTAAATAGCAGACAGTTTGCATCAATACAGGATCTCATTTCTGAAGGAGAAATAGAAGGTTTTGCTACTCCATCAAAGGCAGGGTTAACGAAAGGAACTACAGCTTATAATAATGCTGCATTAAAAGATATATTTTTAAACGATACTCCAATCCTTAATGCAAGTGCCAGTAATACAAATCCACAAACAGCAGATTTCAATTTTCAAAATGTAGAGTTCACACCTCGTTTTGGAACATCAAACCAACAACATATTCCAGGTATCGAAAGCAGTCAATCAACAACTGCTGTAGGAGTTACAGTTACAAATTCTTCTCCTGTCACTCGTCAAATAACTAATACTGCTGTTGATGCTGCAAAAGTTACGATTACATTTCCGCAGCTACAGAAAGCTACAGATGAAGGTGATTTATTAGGTTCTTCTGTCAACCTAAAAATACAAGTTCAGTACAATAGCGGTGGTTTTACAGATGTAATTAACGATACGATTACAGGTAGAACTGCTGATGCGTACCAAAAAGAATATCGTGTTTCCTTTACAGGTTCTTTCCCTGTTGATATTAGAGTTGTAAGGGTTACAGCAGATAGTTCATCATCAAATCTTGTTGATGCTTTTACTTGGACAAGTATCAGTGAGATTGTCGATGATAAGCAAAGATATTTAAACAGTGCCTATACAAACTTGAGAATAGATTCTGAACAGTTTAGTTCTATACCAAAAAGAGCTTTCCGTATTCGTGGTGTAAAGGTAAGAATCCCAGGTGCAGGAGCAGGAGGATCAGGTACTCCTTCTGTTGACTTACAGACAGGAAGAATTATTTATCCCAGTGGTTACATATTTAATGGAACAATGGGTGCTGCTCAATGGTGTTCTTGTCCTTCTTTAATATTGCTTGATCTTCTTACTACTGAAAGGTATGGATTTGGAACGCATATTACAGACAGCAACCTAGATTTATTCAGCTTTATTGCTGCCAGTAAGTATGCCAATGAGCTAGTAGATGATGGTTTTGGAGGACAGGAAGCTAGATTCAGTTGCAATGTAAATATACAGGGATCAACAGAAGCATTTACCTTAATAAATGAACTAGCAGGAGTGATGAGATGTTTCCCCATCTGGTCTGAAGGTTCTGTCACTATCTCACAGGATAGACCTACCGATCCAAGCTATCTATTCAGCTTGGCGAATGTAGGTGAAGGTGGGTTCAGTTACTCAGGCAGCAGTCTGAAACAAAGACATACAGTTATAAATGTCAGTTATTTTAATATGGATAGCAGAGAAATAGATTATGAGGTTGTAGAAGATACGTCTGCTCAAAATAAGCTAGGAATAATTAAAAAAGATGTAAAAGCTTTTGCTACAACTTCTCGTGGTCAGGCCCAGAGATTAGGTAAAGCAATATTATTTAGCGAGCAACAGGAAACTGAAGTAGTCAGTTTTACCACATCAATAGATGCCGGAGCGATAGTCAGACCTGGATCTGTTATTTCTGTCAACGATCCAGTTAGAGGTGGAGAGCGTAGAAGTGGTCGTATAAAATCTGCTACAACCACTGCAATAACAGTTGATAATACAAAGGATCTTGATACTTTTACAGGCACGAATAAAAAATGCAGTGTGATATTACCTGATGGATCTGTCCAAACAAAAGCTATAAATAGTATTTCTACTAATGTTATAAATTTAAGTTCTGCTTTATCACAAACACCAAATGTAAATAGTATTTGGCTTATTCAAAGTTCAACTTTAGAAGCTCAAACTTACAGAGTCATAACGGTAGAAGAACAAGATGGTATAAATTTTGCTATAACAGCACTTACTTATATTGATGGTAAGTATGCAAATATTGAGCAAGGTATAAGTTTACCTGCAAGAAATATTTCATTACTTAATGAACCTAGAAATCCACCTTCTAACTTACAGGCTGCTGAAAGAACTGTAATTATAAATGCTTTAGCAGTAACAAAATTAATAGTTTCATGGGTTTCTGTTACAGGAGTAAGTCAATATCTTGTTCAATATAGATTTAACAATACAAACTGGGTAAATGAGATTGTATTTAGACCTGATTTTGAAATATTGAATACTGAAGCTGGAACGTATGAGTTTAGAGTTTTTTCTTATAATGCTGCTTTAAAATTATCAGCTACATCAACTGATTTAACTTTTAATGCAGTCGGTAAAACAGCCAAGCCAAGTGATGTTCAAAATCTATCTATTGAACCTATTACTAATAAATTAGTCAGATTAAGATGGAACAGGTCTACTGATCCTGATGTTATACATGGAGGAAGAGTATATGTCAGACATAGTAATTTGACAGATGGTAGTGGTACATTTCAAAACTCTGTTGATCTAATTACTGCTTTAGCTGGTAATACTACTGATGCAACAGTACCTAGTTTAGAAGGAGAGTATATTCTTAAGTTTCAAGATGATGGCGGACGATTCTGTGTAGGAGAAACAAGTATTATCATGGATCTTCCTGATCTTATTGATACGCAAGTTATACTGCAAGATCGTGAAGATTTAGATAGTCCAGCTTTTCAAGGTACGAAAACTAATACAACATTTAATAATTCTACGAGTGCTTTACAACTTACGAATCCATCAGTTGTGAAAACAGGAACTTACAGTCAATCTGGAACGACAATAACTATCACAAGCTCATCTCATGGTATAGCTATAGGTGAATTGTTAAAATTTAATTTTAGTAGTGGTCAAGCTGTAACTGGAGTATATACTGTTATTTCTGTTGCCAATGCAAACACTTTAACTGTAACTTCAACTAAAAGTGTTACTACAAGTGGAAATGTATCTATAGACAGAGGTCTAAGAGGAGAATATGCTTTTAAAGATATTTTAAATTTAGGTGCTGTATTTTCTCTTGATTTAAAACGTGTTATAAGATCTATTGGATTTAATATAGGACAGGATATAGAAACTTTAATACCTGGCCCGCCAGGAATACTTTGGGATGATTATGCTGCTTTAGATAATAATTTTGATGGTGCAGCAGCAGATGAAGCAAATAGCCAAATACAAGTAGCAACATCTCAATCAGCATCAGGTAGTTTCGGAGCATTTAATAATTTTGCAAATGGAACATTTAAAGGGCATAGATTTAAATTTAAATTAATTCTTGAAACAACAAATTCTGCACAGAATATGAATGTACAACAGGCAGGTTTTAACGCAGAATTTCAATCAAGAACTGAACAAAATTATCAGACAGGCAGTGGAACGTCTACCGCACCACAACAATCAGGTACATCATCTTCTGGCAAAACAGTAACTTTTGCATCACCATTTTTTGTCGGTACTTCTTCATTAGGAGGAGCAAATGCTTTCTTACCTACTGTTGGTATAACAATTCAAAATGCTCAATCAGGTGATTTCTTTACTATTACAAACTTATCAGGTACAGGATTTACTGTTACTGTTAAAAATGGTATTAGTTTTGTAGATAGATCTTTTACTTTTTCGGCTGTAGGATATGGTAAAGGTGCTTAGTTTTTAATTTATGGCCCAGGTAAATGATTACAATATAGCTAATGCGTCAGGTGCTTCTGTTCGTAGCGACTTAAATGCTGTATTTATTGCAATAAAAACATTAAATAGTGGTGCTAGTGTTCCTTCTAACACAGATCCATTTATGCCTTATGTTGATACCGCAGATAATAATAATTTAAAAATTCGTAATTCTGCTAATAATGGGTTTACAACTATTGGGCCTGTTAATACTGCAAACTTAGGTTTATTACCTAGGGCAGGTGGTACTATGACAGGAGTTTTAGCTTTAGCAAGTCAAAATACAGAACAATTATTTCTTGACCAAAATGGAATAACATTAAATCTACAAAACGAAATTAGATTTGGTGATGCAAATAGTTCACATTATGCAGCAATAAAAGCACCTAGCACTATATCTTCAAACTTTACACTTACTTTGCCAACAAACGATGGTAATAATGGTCAGTTTTTACAAACGAATGGTAGCGGTGTTTTATCATTTGCTACTGTGACTACTTTTTCGGGGGCTGCATCAGCATTAACTGGAAATACATTAGCTAGTGGAGTAACAAATTCAAGCCTTACATCTGTTGGTACTCTTGGATCTTTAACTGTATCAGGAAATATTACAGCTAATGGAAATATAAATGGAGATGGAAATACAGATCTTAATAATATAGATGACGCAAATATTGATAGAGGTATTTTTAACAACGTAGAATCAAGTAATTACAAGAGTAGAAATTCATCACCACCTGTTTTTAAAAATAGTTCAAATTCTGAAACAGCAGCAGGTAGATTAGTTAGAATGAGTGTAAACTTTGATAGTTTTAGAGGAGGGAGTGCGACTGATAATTTTACAAGTATTAGACGTAGCTTTAACGTAAGTTCTATTACAGATCATGGCGAAGGACAATTTAGTGTAAATTTTTCAACTTCTTTACCATCTGGTTCTACAACAGCAGGGATTATTGATATTGATAGATTTACAAATAATAACCACTGTACTCTTTATTTAGAAAATACCACTGGAGCAGGTACAGGTAGTGTAAGAGTAAGGATTTGTTCAGCAACTAACTCAGGACACGTTTTTGATAAAAACAGTGTTAATGTTGTATGTTTTGCTTAAAATAAAATAAAACTATTATGGCAGAAACTAGACGTATTCTTTATCCAAATGAGACAGGTGGTATTAATGTTTTAATTCCATCAGATGAAATGTCTTTTGAAGATGTATGCAAAAAAGATGTACCAGCGGGAAAACCATATATTATTGTAGAAGCTAATGAACTCCCTGATGGTTATTTTAGAAAGGCATGGAAAGCTGATTTTTCATCACCTGATGGCACAGGTATGGGTGCTGAAGCTTATTGGGCATCATTATGAATAATAAACTTTCTTATAATATGGATGTTGCCAAAGAAATTCATAAGGACAAAATAAGAGAAGCTAGGCAACCTTTGCTTACAAAATTAGATATTGATTATCAACGTGCTTCAGAAACTTCTGCTGATACAACTGAAATTATTGCTAAAAAACAAGCTCTAAGAGATGCTCCTAATGCTTCTGATATTACAAGTGCAACAAACGTTGATGATTTGAAAAAACAATGGGATAGCAGTATTCTAGGAACATCACCATATACTTAAAATGGCAATAGAACCAGGTACTTATAACTTTACTCTTCAAAGGAGATCAGATCATACCATTCCTCTGGTGTTTAAAGATGGCAACAATAATGCTATCAACTTGACAGGATTTACTGTTGCTGCCCAAGTTTGGGAGGAGACACGCACTACAAAGTTTGCTGACTTCTCTGTTGCTTATACGGATAGAGTCGCTGGATCGGTAAGTATAACTTTGACAGACGCACAGACAGCAACTTTTACACCAGAAATCTTAAAATATGATGTGTTATTAATTGATGCAGGTGGTAACAGAGAATATTATTTAGAGGGTACAATATTTATGAGTGAAGGTTACACAGCTACATGACCTCAGTAAACATCACCACTGATAAAAATACTG